TTATCCATATATGCGTGTGTGTCATCGGTATCTATAGGCAAGTTTAATATCTTAGCTTCATTAGTTGAAAATACAACTTTTGAAAATCTTTTAAAATAACCCCTATCTATCAAATAATCATATCTTCCGCCATAACTTGCTACTACTCTCATATTGCTCTCTATACTTCTATTACTAGGAAATAATATTAAATTCTTAGTATAAAAATAAAATATTAAATCTTTATTCATTGAAGCAACTTTTTTAAGTGCTTCAAGTTCAAAACGTGTATATATATCCCCACTTTGATTCCACCTAACTAAATTAATATTTTTACTTCTTTTTTTATTTAAAGATATATTAAAACATTCTACTAACCCATTAAAATCATCTTTTTTAATATACTCATTCAATAAACCCGTATTATGCCTCGTAAGGTTATATAAACTAGGATATAATGCCTCTAAAGTTGCACTATAACAAGTAAATTCAGTATCTTTAAATCTTTTAATTGATCTCTTACCGTTATCATTCATAACGGCCATCGCTTTACATTTGTTAGCACCTGGACACGTCAACCCTGAGCTTTTAGAAAATGTGATAGTGCCTTTTAATTTAGAGTTATTCACTCCAAACTTAAATAATTCATTTTTCATTTTTAATTAATAAAATAAGTTTTTAATTGAAAGTAAAAAAATACTTTCATTAAAGGGTGTATAAACACCCCTTAAAGCAAGTATTATTTTTTTATTGAAATTTATCTTTATTAACGTCTATAACTGCTATTTTCATTAAATTATTATATCTAACATTCAAGAATGCTACTTTATATTTTTTAGCATTCTCCTTACTAACGTATGCACCACTAACAAAAGGATTCAAATTTTGAAAGTCTTTATTAGAGTTATAGTGCTCTAATATTTCACGTTTACTCTTAAAGTCACGCCCGTAAGCGTTTCTAACTGTCAAAGTGTGATTCATTTTTTTAATTAATGTAAGTTGAAAATAAAACTATTTATATAAAATAGTTTTTTATAACCTTGATTAATTTAAGGTTATAAGAAACCATTATTAAAAAATATCTCTATCAAGTGAATCCTCTATCTCTTTTAGTTGACTTTCAGGCAATAACTTAATAATAGAATTAATTACATAATCCTTATCTAAGTTATCGAATCTATCCAATAAAGATAGTCTTAAATCTTGAGTATCCATAGTTAAAATTAATAAAGTGAATAAAAAAAACTAACCCCTAAGAGTTAGTTAATAATAAACTTGTCTTAACTAAGTTTTTATAACTTTTATTTTCATAAAAATTTATTATCTTAGTTTTTGTCTCTACTTGACTTTTTAAACTTTTAATAAGTTTATCTTGTTCAAGTCTTATTTTTTCTAGATTTCTTATTTCAGAATGTAGAAAATTAATTTCTTGTTTCATAGTTTTTAATTAAATAAAATAATATAAGGATACATATAATTATATACCCTTATTTTGTTTTTGGCTAACTAATTTAACCTAATTCTTTTAATACTTTTAAAACTTCTTCATAAGATAAATTTCTCTTGGATTCTATCGGTTCTAAAATGTACATATGATAAAAAGAATTTTCAGTATCGATACAGTGTTGATACTGTTTTCTTGTTAATGGTTTTTGATTAGTCATTTTTAAATTTCCTCTAAAATTGTTTGGACTTGAGTATTTATTAAGTTGGTTCTATCTTCCAACCTAGTTTTAAGTGTGTTAGAGATACTTAACCCCTGCCACAATAGGATTGAAAAACAACTTAGAAAAATAATTGATCTTGTCATGATTTTAATTAATTTAGTGTTGTTTAGTTTGAGCTAGACTGTAAAAATGTTACTGCTTAGACTGTTGTTGTAAGAGAGATAGATAATAATTAATTAGATAAATAATTAAGTGAGTACTATATCTCCTATTATTATTATAACATGATGATATCATTAGATATCAAATAATATCAATAATGTAACAAAAGTTAACAATGGGGGTGGTGTAGCAAATGTTACACAGACATATGCATACACGGACAACTTAAATATGTTTCGTTTAATTTTTTGGTTCTATGCGGATTGCTAATTCTGGAGCTTGTATGTTGACTGTTTCTACGGATTCACCAACTACTTTACCTAAGCTGTCTAAGATTTGTGCTGCTGTTTGAAGCTGACCTTTTGATACGGCTTTGTTGAAGAGTCGCATACGCATAGCTTGTAAGCGAGGAATCATTTTATCTCTTTCTTTTAACCAATCTTGATCATTCCATTCTTTAACTTTATTCCAATCAGCCCAACCTGTAGTTTCTGAGATACCTTCTCTGTGTGAATGTTCTATTACTAATTGTCTGGTAGTTTTACCTTCAAGCTGTTTTGAGTATAGGCGTTGGCATCTGGCTTCTATAACTGCTCTTGAGTTAGTACCACCTGTATATTTTTGAACACGTGGTTTACGTTGAGGTGCTGGGAGATCGTTGTTAAAGTTATTTATAAAGGAAGAGGTCACGGACTTAGTCTTTATAGGGGTTAATATTTCGATAATAGCCTTAAAAGTATAAAATGCGAAAGAAAATGGGTAATATTATGAAAAAAAGGGTTATATGAGCCTAAATGAGGTCAGTTTAAGATATGCACAGGGGGAGGTGTTTAATAGTAAGAAGAGGTTTCGAGTGTTGGTTGCTGGAAGAAGGTTTGGAAAGAGCTATTTAAGCTGTATTGAATTATTGAGGGGTGCTATTAACAGACCTGGTGAAGTTTATTTTTATTGTGCTCCTACATATCGAATGGCAAAGGATATTGCATGGAAGGAATTGAAAAGATTAGTACCTAAAACTTGGGTTCAGAGTAAAAATGAAACTGATTTAAGGTTGGATTTAATAAATGGATCGAGTATTGAGTTAAAAGGTACTGAAAACGCTATGGCATTGAGGGGAAGAAGTTTAGCTGGTGTTGTATTGGATGAGGCTGCATTTATGGATCGAGATGTATGGGCAGAGGTTATTAGACCTGCATTGGCTGATAAACAGGGTTGGGCATTGTTTATTAGTACACCTGATGGTACTGCCAGTTGGTTTTATGATATGTGGTGTTTTTGTGGTGAACAGGAGTGGGATGATTGGCAAAGATGGAGTTTTACTACGATAGAGGGGGGTAATGTTGCAAAAGAGGAAGTTGAAGCAGCTAGAGGTCAATTAGATGCGAGAACGTTCAGACAGGAATTTGAGGCTAGTTTTGAAAATCTTACTGGATTGGTTGCTGTTAGCTTCAGTGATGACAATATTGACAAAGAGGTAGCTGATTTACACATGATGCCCTTGTTATTGGGATTGGATTTTAACGTTGACCCGATGGCAGGAATCTGTGCGTATAAGCATGACAATAATCTTTATGTATTTGATGAGATCATGCTGACAGGAGGTGCTACAACATGGGATTTTGCAGAAGAAGTAACAAGAAGATACGGGGTTGATAGAAGAATTATTGCCTGTCCTGACCCTACTGGTAGTGCAAGAAAGACCAGTGGGGTAGGTGTTACAGATCATACGATACTTAGAAGGTCTGGTTTTACTGTTTTAAGTCCAAAAAGTCCGTGGAAGATAAGAGATAAGATAACTGCTGTTAATACTGCCTTGCTTGATGCCAATGGAGATCAAAGAACTTTTATTCATCCTCGTTGTAAAGAATTGATAAAAGCACTTAGAACTTTGACATATGCACCAAATACAGGACTTCCTAATAAAAACTTAGGTGTAGATCATGCTTTTGATGCTTTTGGGTATCTTTGTCTACAACAATTCAACCTTGCAAAACCAGAGACATTAGGTCAGACTTCGTTTAGAATATATTAAGAACTACCTAATTCTTATCATGTATCATTCTACGACTAAGAAAAAGAAGAAGAAAAAGAAGGGAGGTAAAAAACGTGGCGAATGTTCCTGTAAATAAAGCGTTATACTCTAGGGTAAAGGCTGAAGCTAAACGTAAGTTTACTGTTTACCCTTCGGCTTACGCTAACGCATGGCTTGTACGAGAGTACAAAAAGCGTGGTGGTACTTATCGCACGGGAACTAAGAAACGTGGCAAGAAGTAGTGGCGGTTTAACCCGTTGGTTCAAAGAAAATTGGGTTGATGTAAAGACAGGAAAGCCTTGTGGTCGTCAAAAAGGCGAAAAAAGAGGTTATCCTGCCTGTAGACCTAGTAAACGTGTATCAAGTAAGACACCTAAGACTATTGGAGAAATGTCTAAAAGTGAAAAAGAAAGGTTTAAACGTGCAAAAACTGGTAAAAAAAAGATAACATATCAACATAGGCGTAAAAAACGCACTAAAAGGAGCTAACAATGGCTAAATCTCATGCAATGGCAAGATGTCAGGGTTACATAGCTTCTGTTAAAAAGGGCAAAAAGAAAAAGTCCACTAAAAAATCCACCAAATCCAAAAAAAAATGACTGAAATCACATCAGAAATGCTCGAAATTATTGAAAAGGTCAAAGGAAAGCGAAATCCTGCTCTTTGGGATGTCAGATGTGAACAATATTTAGCAAATATGAAAAAAGACACTGTAAAAAAGTCAACAACAAGTTAAACTATTTATAAATACTCTTTTTTCTTTTTGAATCATGGCATTTTTTAGCGGTGAAGAAGGTTCTGTTAAATTTAAAAACGGATCTGGAACTACAGAAGCACTTGTATCTACTACAGGCTGGTCACTGGAAACAACAAAGGAAACTCTTGATGTAACTGCTCATGGAGATACTTTCAGAGCTTTCCGAGGTGGACTTATTTCTGGTACTGGAAGTATAGATTTTCTTTATACAGCAGCTAGTGGTAATGAAACTGCAAACATATTGGCAGATATTTTAACAGTAGAAGATCCAGCAGATGCACAATTTGAATTATTTTTAGATACATCTGGAAGTAAAAAAGTAAGTTTTTCTGGAATTGTTACAGGAACAACTCTTAATGCTCAAACAGGTGAATTAGAAACAGTTAATGTTACTTTCCAGACCTCTGGTGCTATTACTAACGCTGCCTAATGCCTAAAAAGTCTTATTCAGCGAAGCAGCGTAAACTGGCTGCTGCTGCCCCTCCTAGGGATAAGATTACTGGTGCTGACTTTAAAAAGCTCAAAGCCAAAAAGAAGAGAAAAAAGAAATGAAACTTACTCCTCGTCAAAAAACTCTATTAGCTAAACACTCTAAGCATCATAGTGTAAAGCACATGGAGTTTATGAAAAGGAGAATGAGAGCAGGAGATACTTTTATCCAAGCCCATAAAAAGGCACAATCCAAAATAGGAAAGTAATGCCACGCAAAAAAGGAGTAAGTTTATCTGTAGGAAGAGGCGAAAAGTCTAAAAGAGGTGGACTTACTGCGAAAGGCCGTGCCAAATACAATCGTGCAACAGGAAGCAACTTACAAGCACCTGTAACTGAAAAGAACCCAACTGGAAAAAGAGCAGCAAGAAGAAAGAGTTTTTGTGCTCGTATGAAAGGCGTAAAAGGACCAATGAAAGATAGTAAGGGCAGACCTACTAGAAAGGCGTTAGCATTAAAGAGATGGAGGTGTTAAATGACTTATTCAATTCCTGGAGACTACAGAACTAAAGTACAAACCTCTACAAATATTGGAGATATAGACAGTCCTTTCACTCGCACGAGGGCTGTCCTTGACATGATGAAAGGTTGGGAAATAATGAAAGCTGTTACTGAAGGTACAGAATATCTTAGAGAAAATAGTGAAGCATTTTTACCCTTAGAACCAAGAGAAGATTACACAGCATATATGGCAAGAGTAAATCGTGCTGTATTTTCTCCTTTTACACAAAGATTGATAAGAGCAGCTACTGGTCTTGTACTAAGAAAACCAATAACTCTTATAGGTGATCCTTATTGGACAGATACATTCAAAATGGATGTTGATGGTTGTGGTTCTGATTTAGATGAATATGCAAGAAGAATATTAATGTGTTCTCTTACTTATGGTCAAAGTCATATTCTTGTAGATTATCCAGCACCTTCTGGTGCATTAAGTCTTGCAGAAGAAAGATTACAAAATCGTAGACCTTATTGGATTGAAGTTGATCCTACAAACCTTTTGGGTTGGAGATTAGATAGAGAATCAAATTATGGAAATCTTATACAGGCACGAATTATAGAAAAAGCTGTGTTACCTGATGGAGACTTTGGAGAAAAAGTTTTTGATCAAGTAAGAGTTATAGAACCTGGTAGCTATAGAGTATTTCGTAAAAAAGATGAAATTGATGCAATGTATGATGTTGATGATAATTCTTACATGGGTGAATTTAGTACCAGTACCACAGATCAAGAATACAAATTGGTTGAATCGGGTAGTTTTTCTCTTGGAGAAATACCTTTAGTTACTATTTATTCTGGAAAAACAGAAAATTTAGTAAGTAAACCGCCTTTACTTGATATTGCGTATTTAAATCTTGCACATTTTCAAAGACAGGCTGATTTAATACATAGTTTGCACGTTGCATCTCAACCAATGCTTGTTATGGAAGGATATGACGATCAGACTAAAGACCTTGCTATTTCTGTTAATTATGCAATGGCTACACAACCCGGTAATAAAATCTATTATGTAGAGCCAGCTTCTAGTGCTTTTGATGCTCAATCAGCAGAAATAAAAGAGCTACAGATGCAAATGGCTACTCTTGGTATTAGTACATTAAGTCAACAAAAGTTTGTAGCTGAATCTGCTGACGCAAGACGTTTAGATCGTGTTGATACTAACTCTATGCTTGCTATGGTTTCAATGGAGTTGGAACAGAAACTGCAAAAGTGTTTTAATTTATCTGCACAATATGTAGGTATTGAACCACCTGAAGTAAAAATCAGTAGAGATTTTGATATTGAAAGATTAATTGGACAGGATATTACAGCATTAACATCTTTATTTGATCAACAGGTAATAGATAGAGAAGAATTTAGAGATATTTTGGTACAGGGAGAAGTATTACCATCTGCTAATGAAGCCAAAACTAAATAGTTTGGTAAACTAAAAATTAAGTACATACTTAATTATGGCTAAATCCCTAGATAAAGTTCTTCAGCCTGACGGAACTTATAAATGGGAACTTGTAGAACCTAGTCTGTCTGAAAAGATGGGTAATGGTCCTGAAGCTCCTGCTCCCGAACCAAAAGCGACTAAGAAAAAAGTCACTAAAAAGAAAACTACCAATCCACTTTCCGAATAATTAATGGCAATCGAAGAACAAGTAATTCAGCCTGATTCCGTGAATCCTCCTGAACAGCCCGTGGCTGAAACCCCTTCACAACCACAAGCACCAAATCTTGATGCAGTAAAAGCGGAGTACGAGGCAAAACTAGCTGCTGCCCGTAAAGAAGCCACTGAAGCACAAGAAAAATTTAAAGGTATTAAGAATAAACTTGATGATGTTTACAAGCAAAAGGATCAACAACGTAAACAGGAATTAGAAGATCAAGGTCAATGGAAAACTCTTTGGGAGGAAGCTAATAAAACAGCCCAGGAAAAAGAACAACAAATAATGACCTTATCTCAGCAATTAGAAGATTTAAAAACTTCAAATGAAGTAGCTTCTACAAAAACAACAGCATTGGCAGCTATTAGTAATTTAGGTGCGATAAATGCTGAACAAACTTTGTCATTGTTACAAAATAAGTTACAAAAAAATGCTGAAGGTAAAGTCGTTGTTCTTAATGGTGGGGTTGAACAAGATTTAACTAATTATCTTACAAGTCTTAAAAATCCTGGTAGTGGTTGGGAACATCATTTTAAACCAAGTTCTGCTGCTGGAATGGGTGCAAAACCAAGTCCAGTTGCTAATGCAGGTGGAGGCCAGCCAAACCCTTGGAAAACGGGCAATATAACACAACAAATGCTATTATCAGAACAAGATCCTCAAATGGCAGCAGTGCTGAAACAAGAGGCTCAAACTAAATAGTTGATTTCCGTGAAATCGACCCCCTTATCCGTGATTAGGGTATCGCAAAACTAATTAAGGTAAATCTGAATGGCTGCTCCGTTTCAGAATTATACTGGCGGTGTCCTATTAGCGGACATCGTTAAAAGAAATAATTTTAGTGCTTACGTTTCTCAAGCTATCAAAGAGCGTAGCCTATTTATACAATCTGGTGCTGTAGTTCGTAATGCTTTGCTTGATGCAACAGCAGGTGGAACAAGAATACAGGTTCCAGAATTTAACCCAATTGCACCAACTGAAGAAATTTTAGATGGTACAGGTACTTGGGGAACAAGTGGTGCTGGTTATCTAACACCTCAAAAAATCGGTACAGATACGCAGATTGCAACTATCTGTCATAGAGGTTTTGCTTATGCTGTTGATGATGTAGCTGTATTAGCTGCTGGTGAAG